AAGCAATGCAGCAAGCACAACAACAAGAACCACCTATCCCCCAATAATAAATGGCTGAAACATTTACGATGAACGAGACTCCTGCTAATCCTGAGATTCTTAACTCAGATGAAAAGGATTCTCTTGCGGTTGCTGAAGCTCTTGAGCAAGAACAGCAAGGAGAACAGCAACTTCTTGCTGGTAAGTTTAAGGATACACAATCTCTTGAACAGGCTTACGTAGAGCTTCAAAAAAAACTGGGCAACCAATCTCCTGAAGAAACCGAAGAAACGTCTAGTCAAGAACAATCAAGCACTTCTCTGCTGGATGACTTGTGGGAACAAGCTCAGGCAGATGACTACAACGAAAATACTTTGAGTGAGCTTTCTAAAGCAGACCCAAGTGATATTGCTAAAATGTATTTGGAGTACCGCAGTAAAGCTGAAGCTGAACAACCTCAAGTAGGTATGACAGAAGAGTATGCTAACAGTCTGAAGAGTTCTGTTGGTGGTGAAAAAGAATATAATGAGATGCTTGGTTGGGCAGGTCAAAACTTGTCAAACAAAGAAATCGAAGCTTATGATGCTGTTATGGAAAACGGTGACCCATCTGCTGCTTATTGGGCAGTACAAGCTTTGTCCCTTCGTTATAAAGATGCTAACGTTGTTGAGGGTAACCTTGTTCAGGGTAAACCACCTGGGCAAGGTAATACCTTCAGAAGTCAGGCTGAGGTTGTTGAGGCTATGTCTGACCCACGCTACGACAAAGACCCTGCTTACCGTAGGGATCTAATGCGTCGTCTTGAAAACTCTGACGTGTCTTTCTGATGACTACTGTTGTTGAAGAACGGGGTCGTCTAAACCTCTACGCAAAAGAACCACCTATGACTATCATGGACGTAACTGAAACCCACAATGAAAAGGCTGAAAAGCTTAATGGTCGTCTTGCTATGCTTGGCGTCCTGGCGGCTATTGGTGCCTATGCAATCACTGGTCAAATTATCCCCGGAGTCTGGTAATGCCTCAAGGTAAAGGAACATACGGTACAAAGAAAGGCCGTCCCCCTAAAAAGAAACTCTCTTAACTTTATTATCTATTTATTAATCATGAAATCTATTATTGCTGCCGGTTTCCTCCTCGGCTGTGCTCAAGGCGCTATCGCTGGTCCCTACGCAAACGTTGAAGCCAACTCTGGTTTTGTTGGCTCTGATTATGGTGGCTCTGTCACTGATGTTCACGTTGGTTACGAAGGTTCCAACTGGTATGTCCAAGGCGGTCCTGCTCTTCTCGCCCCTGATGAGGGTGATGGTGATGTTGAACTGTCTGGTAAGATTGGTGGTAGCTACCCCGTGAGTGATGCTCTGTCTGTGTACGGCGAGTTCTCTTTCCTCACTGGTGATGACGACAATAGCTACGGCACTAAGGTCGGCGCTAAGTACAACTTCTGATATTTAATACAGCCCTCCACTGGACGTGAGCCTTGGGAGGGCTTTATAAAAGTGCTCAAATACTTACCCTATAAACAACAACCCTGCACTTTTAATGACCGCTGTACTTCAACAACAACAGAGGTCTACCTGGGAAGAGTTTTGCTCCTGGGTAACCTCCACTAACAATCGACTTTACGTCGGCTGGTTTGGTATCCTCATGATCCCCTGCCTGCTGGCTGCTACAATTTGTTTTGTCACTGCATTTATTGCAGCACCCCCCGTAGACATTGATGGAATCCGTGAACCAGTCTCAGGCTCCCTCATGTGGGGCAATAACATCATATCCGGCGCAGTCGTACCCAGTTCAAACGCAATTGGGCTTCATTTCTATCCCATCTGGGAAGCCGGTACACTTGACGAATGGCTTTACAACGGCGGACCGTATCAGTTGGTCGTCTTCCATTTCCTTATCGGTGTCTTCGCTTACATGGGACGAGAATGGGAACTTAGCTACCGGCTAGGTATGCGCCCTTGGATCTTTGTCGCTTACTCCGCACCTGTAGCTGCTGCTGCTGCCGTGTTTCTTGTCTATCCCTTTGGACAAGGATCCTTTTCTGACGGAATGCCACTTGGTATCTCCGGTACTTTCAATTATATGTTGGTCTTTCAGGCGGAACATAATATCCTTATGCATCCATTCCATATGCTGGGAGTTGCTGGCGTCTTCGGCGGCAGTCTGTTCTCTGCTATGCATGGTAGCCTGGTTACCTCCAGCCTTATCCGTGAGACTACTGAAGAGGTAAGTCAAAACTATGGTTACAAATTCGGCCAAGAGGAAGAAACTTATAACATTGTTGCCGCTCATGGCTATTTTGGTCGTCTTATCTTCCAGTACGCCAGCTTCAACAATAGTCGTAGTCTGCATTTCTTCCTGGCTGCTTGGCCAGTGGTGGGAATCTGGTTCGCAGCGCTAGGTGTAAGCACCATGGCGTTCAACCTTAACGGGTTCAACTTCAATCAATCCATTACTGAGAGTCAAGGTCATGTGATCAATACATGGGCTGACATCCTCAACCGTGCCAACCTCGGCTTTGAGGTGATGCATGAGCGGAATGCACACAACTTCCCGCTTGACCTAGCATCCGTGGAGACAACTCCCGTGGCACTGCAGGCACCTGCAATCGGCTAATTAATTCGTACGTTCATCTATGTTTGACGTTCAAGTATCTGACGGAGCCGCTCGTATAATCCGAGACGCTCTTCGTATGTATAAACAGCAGTGGCCTGGTGGTCACCCACAAGAACAAACAGACATTGAGTTTTTGGAAACGCAGTTTACACGGATGGTTCTTGAAGCAACCATGGACGCATGACTGTCTAAGCATGGAACGGGGCTTAGGTTTATCTTGTACGAACTCATGTCTAACATCGTTATCCGCTACATCGCAAACGCTAAGAAGAAAGCAGACAACTACAAAGTTGATGCTCTTCGCTATCGTGGTGTAGTTTATAAGCAACTTATTAAAAAGTAACTACACATGCCAGCTAAAAGAAAGCGTGCGCAGACAATGCAATCTAATCAAGTTAAAGCCAATGTCACTCCGTTGACTCCTGGCGACACTGAGGTTGTATTCAAACGATGTGGATATTGTGGTGATAAAAAACCAGAATGCCGCAAACAAAAGAAGTGTCTTAAAGACCTTCTGTAATAGCTTGGGGAGCACCTCGGAGTAGGACTCCCCCGGCATTGGCGTCGGCCCGTACGCGGATACCCTTCGCCGTCTAGACGGTGGGAATAGACCACAAAAATTTTTTCAAACGTTTGAAGTCTGTCTAAATACATTTTAAGTTTATACAATGGCTTTTCAATCTTCTGACATGGCTGCGAGCCTGACTCGCCCAGGTCAATCTAACAGCACGGGTGACGCCCGCGCTCTTTATTTGAAGCTCTTCTCTGGTGAGATGTTTAAGGGCTTCCAGCATAATGCGATCGCTCGTGATCTTGTTATGCGTCGTACGCTGACTAACGGAAAATCTCTCCAGTTTATCTACACTGGTCACACCAAAGCTGAGTACCATACTCCTGGTAACAGCATCCTTGGTGATAGCAACGGTGCACCCCCGGTGGCCGAGAAGACCATCACGGTTGATGACCTGCTGATCTCCAGTGCCTTCCTGTATGATCTTGATGAGACCCTGTCTCACTACGATCTGCGTTCTGAGATCTCCCGTAAGATCGGCTACGCTCTTGCACAAAAATATGACCGTCTGATCTTCCGTGCCATCACTCGTGGTGCACGCGCTGCTTCTCCGATCACTAAGTCTGGCTACGTTGAGCCGGGCGGTACTCAGATCCGTGTTGGTTCTACGACCAATGCTTCTGACGCTTACTCTTCTGCTGGACTGGTTGCTGCATTCTATGATGCCGCCGCTGCTCTCGATGAGAAGGGTGTATCCTCTGACGGCCGTGTGGGTGTCCTGAACCCCCGTCAGTATTATGAACTGATCCAAGCTGTTGGATCTAACGGTCTTGTTAACCGCGATGCTCAGGGCTCTGCTCTGCAAGGCGGTAACGGCATTATCGAAATTGCCGGTATCAAGATCTACAAGTCCATGAACATTCCGTTCCATGGCAAGTACGGTGTTAACTACACCAGTGCTGGTAAGACTGTTGCTAACACTGGCGACTACGTT